CCCCTAAATCTTACAACATCTCCATTTACAAAACCATGACCAGGATCATTTACATTAATTATTTCTGAGTCTCTAGCGCCTGATGCGAAAGCATCATTGTTTAGTATGTGTGCAACCGGAGGTTCTACTCTGTCTGGTCTAGCGTTTTGTAAACCTTGTGCATCGCCTTTATATACTTTTGGTTCTAGTTGTGGGTGTTTAGTTTCAAACTCTGTAAAATGAACAAAAGATCCATTCCATTCTTTTCGCATTTCCTCGTAAGGAAACTGCATACCACTTCTATCGGAAATGGCTTTTGATTTTTTTCCTGATGCAAAATTAGACATTTGGATAATATGCTTGTGGAGTTATGAATGTGCTAGAAGAAGAACCATCCTCTGCTAATGCTCTTTGTAGCTCATCTTCATACAACAGTTTCATTTGTTGTACTAATTCTGGTTTGTATTTCTGTGCTAAGTAATAAGATAAACCAGCTAACATACAAGGCACAAACCTGTAAGGTACGTCTGCTGTGTTACTATATGCACCTGCATCTTGTATTCTTTTTACAAAATAAATAGCAAGGTCTTTAGCTGCATTTGCTGTATCTGGTGTTGGGTAAAGGGTTAGTAATGTGTGGTCTATAAATCTTTGTACATAATATTGAGAAGGTGCACCCTTTGACAATTTATTAGATAAACCAGAATAAGTTGATCTATTTATTTTTGTCAGTGCCGTATCACTTTGAGTTGTAGTTCCTTTGCTACTTCTTAATGCTGCCTCTAATATATCATCTACACCATTTACTGGATTTGTTGGGGACGTAGTTGCACTTGTGCCGTCATCAGCACTTCTAAAAAACTTATACTCTGCTTGTCCCTCAACTAAATCAACATTTGTTTTGTCTATTTCCCAATAGTGTAAACCTCTATTGGCCCATTCTTGAAACATTATATTTAAAGAACGTCTTGCTGATTTTAATTGATAACCACTAACAGACCTAAGTCCTACGCGATCGTACGACTCCTGTATGATATCATCTATTGAGAAACCACTTTCAAAAGTAGTTGTACCCGATGTTGCCATCTAACCTCCTAGTTGAACGTTACTGTAACGCCACCAGTAGCTGTTAAATCTAAAAACACACCCGTCTTAAATTTGATACCACTACCTGGTATAAAAACCTCTAGCCCCTCTGTACCAAACTTAAAAGTGTGTGACGTCCCTGATGCTGAAGTGTTATCATACAAAACAACAGCGCCGCCTGATGCTCCTGCTGCTTGTATAGAAGTTACTCTACAAGGTCTTCCCACTAGCTGTCCGTCTGCCGCTAGATGTGCTGTTTTTTGGTCTGATGTGAATGATCCTCCACCTGCCATAATATTATCCTCCTAAATTTGTGGGGCCGAAGCCCCACATTAATTAATCCTATGATTCTTTAGCAAAAGTTCCTCTAACTTCAGTAACTGACCAGTTAGCTGTGCTATCTAAAGATGCAATCACAACATAATCACCTTGTCTAGAGGTAGATTTTGTGTTGATTAAATCTTTATCATCTGTTGCAGAACCAGCGTACTGGATTCCGTCAGAAGCATTTGGGCTGATAGTTAATGTGTTAGTACCGTCTTCTGCAGAGTTTACAAATTTGTAAACAGCTCCAGTAGCAATTGCCGGTAAAGTAAATACAACTCCATCAGTTGCACTTACAAAAGTTTTTCCTGAATCTCCAGTGGTAACAGTGTAGTTTGAAGTTTTAGTTTCAATATTTACACCTTCTTTACCTTCTAGTACTGGACCTGAAAAAGTTGTTTTAGCCATGATATTAATCCTCCTAGTTTCCGTTAATATAGTCTCTAGGCCGTCGACTGCGCGCGTCTATATTAACTGTTTTATCGCAGTATTGTGAATATACGCTTTTAATATGTTATTTGCAAATAAAAAGGGCGGCCGAAGCCGCCCTCTTAATAGATTCATAATCTTACGATTATGCGCCTGGAGATCCGAAGATACCTCTAGGATCAGAGAAGCCGAAGCTGTATCTTTCCCTAGCTTTATATCTCATGTTACCAGTTTCAAAATCACCTTCCATGGCAGTTTTGATTGGCGCACGAACCATATGCTTCATTCCGTTAGGAACATCAGTCTTAATGAAGAACGCGTCATCATCAGATAGGAAGTTGTTTACCACGTATCCTTGTGGAATCATTCCTTTAGATGCCAATGCGTTGATGTCATTGTCAGCTGTTCCAACTCTGTTCGCAGATTTCATGATTCTCTCAGCTATGAATTGCTGTGAAGAGTGAATAATTAACTTCTGTCCTCTTGCTGCAATTTTTAAGCCACGCTCATCAGTCATCTTAGCGATGTCAATGCAAGCTTGCTCTAGTGAAGTTTCACTAAGGTCAGCAGATGTTGCTAACTCGTTAGAGAAAGTTCCAGCTATTGTTGGGTGGTCAGTTGCACAAAGTGCTTTACCGTCACCGCCGGTAGCTGATGTGAAAGCGTTGTCAAGAATGTTGACAGCTTTAACTTGCTTTGTTTGAGCCATAGATCTTGCTAGTGCTTTTGTGTAACGAGTAGAGATTTTGTCATACAAGTTATCTTCAATCGCTTCTTCAGTGATTGCAAACGCGAGAGCAATTGTCTCGTGTTGATATCTTGCTGTGAAAGTCTCTTGCGCGTTGTCATAAGCAACTGCTGAACCTTCGGCTTTTACATTCGCTTTATCGAAACCTGATAACATTACTTCTTCCTCGAATGCTCGATCAGAATTTTCTGTATCATAAATTTCTGCGTGTTGGTTCTCGTAGTTTTTATACTCAAGTCCGAATAATGCATTCAGACCTGGCTCTAGCTCTTTCGCTAGTTGTTGTCTTGATATAGCCATTATTTATGTCCTCCTGCTATTATGCGTACAAGTGCTCATTAATTAGAACTTTGTAGACTGCGTTAGCTGAACCAATTTCTGATCTACCAGTTTTTCCAGAAAAACCGATAATCATTAGATTGGCACCAGTACCGATGTCACTAGAATCTAATTCCATTGCACTTACACCTGTTGCTGTTACGCCTGTGCCTACGACTACGTCTGCTGTTTGCATAACGTCAGTTTGTGCAGATGCACCATCACCTTGTACTTCAAATACTTGATGTGGATCATCATATACAAATGCGTCAGCTACAGCGCCGTTTCCGCCTGCTACAGACTGATTTTTAAAAGTAGGTTTGTTAGTTGTTGCATCATCGAATTTACAACCCCAAAAAACACCAATGTTAGTTGTACCTGTTCCAGCTTGCTGGATGTTGCCAGAGTCTGGCTGTACCATGTCGCCCTGGAAAATTGCATTTGCTTCGTTAGATGCAATTTTGTACTCATTGAGTTTTTGGTTAGCTCCTCCGCTGATATTTCCAACTGGGTTCAAACCAAATGCGGCGTCTAAATTTGCCATATGTTTGTCCTCCTTAAAGGGTTAGTTGTTTATATCAGTGGTCGAAATATCAAATGCTATTTCTTTGTACCACCAAAAGTTACACGAGTCTGCCTCTCTTGATTGATCGGCATACTTGGGTGCTGTTCCTTCAAGACATCGTTATCTAGTGCTTCAGTACGATCAGCAGTCATCTGTTGATAATATGCTTCTCGTTGTTGCGCGAGCTCTTCGGGTATCCTTGCCAGCACAAGGCCACCAACTCCTATAACACCTGCGTACTTACCTGTTTCTACTGACGGGTAGTCTTCATTAGGATATTCGTCAGCTCTGACAAATTCCCAACCAGATCGAGTTTTACCGGTAATATTTTTGGAATCATCGTTTCCCATACTCTCGGCTCTAATCCATCTGTGCCTATATCCGTCTGGTGCAGGCGGTGCATCTAGTGCTGATGGTGGAGTCCATACTTTAGGCTTTTCAGTTTTAGCCCGAGTTTGACTCGCGCGGGAAGTTTTATTGTTTGTTTTCTTTTCCATATGCTTATACCTCCTTCGCGGCTAATTGTTTCGCATATTCTTCTAGCGGCACACCTAATCGTTTAGAAATAGCTACCTGTGATGGTGTGAGCTTCACAGTTTTTCTGCGTCCCTTTGCGGCCGGACGATTTGCACTTGCAACAGTCTGAACTGGTTCAGCTGCTGTATTTGATCCCACATTATCAAATTTGTGTGGGAATTCAAGTCTTATTCGTTTATCAACTTCTGAGTAATATTCGTCAGATTGACCATCAAAACCTTCTTGTTCTACAAGCTGTTTGTGTATGTCAAATGCGGTGTAAGTCATAGCATTATCCGTACCAAACCAAGGGTTTTTAGCTGCCCAAGCGTCTGCTTTAGGATCTGGCTGCCTTTGTGCTTGTGGTTTTGGTGCTTCCGGCTCTTGTGGAGCGACCATTTTTTGGTCAACTTCTTTTATTCTAGCCAGTCTACTAGCATCCATTGATAATTGAGCTAATTCAGTTTGTGCTTTAACTTGAGCGTTTACATCACCAGCTGCAATTGCTTGAGCTAGTTTTGTTTGTATAGCTTCTGTTCCTGACGTAACTCTTTTTTCAAATTCTTTTGTGTAGTCACTATCTAGTGATTCATATCTTTGTCGATATTTATCAGCATAAGTTTTTTGATTTTTAGCATACTCAATGGCTTCTTCTTTTTGTCTTTCAGCCTCTCGCATCTTGTGCGTAAGTTTAGCTATTCTTTTTTTGACACCTTCAGAATATTCAGACAACTCTTCTTTTGGTTCTGCCTTTTTTATTTCTTCTGGTTCTTCATGTGTTGTACCAGGAGCTTCAGAAATTTCTATTTCTGGTTTCTCTTCTGGTTGTTCTTCTTGTGGTGCAGCGTCAAGATCTATTTCTGTTTCTTGTTCATCAGCTTCACCGACGTCTATTTTTTCGTCTAGCATAGTAAATCCTCCTATGATTACATTGCGTGAATAAGATCTTTAGGATCCCCTATAGTTCCTAAAATCTCATCATCGTTTAGCATTCTTATTTCTCCACCATCTATTTCCATGCGTGATCCTGCATACCTTGCAAAAATCACCCAATCTTTTTCTTCACACCACGGACCTGTAGGATATCTTTCCTTATCAGCATAACACAGTGGCCCTTTTTTTAAAACATAACCAACTTGTACAGCTGCTCGTGCTCTATCTAATGTTTCTTGTGCAATAATTATTCCGCCCTTTGTTTCCTCTTTAACTTGAAAAGGCATGACTAAAATACGCCAACCCGTTGGGTCAGGTAGTTTATCTAAATTTGTTTTGGTAGGTGCTTCTGTAGCTTCTTTATCTTGTTTTTCGTATTTAGTTTCTAATGCGTGTGACTTTGTCATCATCGTTATTTGGCTCCTTTGGTTCTAGCAGGTTAGAGAGTTCCTGATTTATATTATCCGTTGCATGGATCTTACCTAAGATATACTTATATTCTTCGTAATTGTCAATCCCGCCGTTTGCGAGAGTCTGTATCAGAACTTCCATTTGAGATTTCATCTCCCTCTGGAGTTTGTATATTACGTTTATTGGGTCTGTAGCTTCTGACATATTTTTTCTTTTTTTCTCCTAAGTGTGCCCAAAATTCGTCAAGTGGATTCTTGGGTTTGTTTTTATCCCCCATCTTTTCCCCCAAATGTATTTTTAAGTCAATTTACTTTTTCTTGAAAATATCTGCGCCCTTCAAACCGTATATGGATGCCACGACCCCGACAAAAAGCGTCTGGTACCA